TTACAGAACAGCATCATTCACCGCTCCGCGATTATTGCGCACCATCAGCAAGCCGCACGGCGTATTGAGATGGTTCAGGGCGATTACGAATTTGTTGTAACCAACTACGACGGTCTGAAGCTTATAGCCAATGAGATTAACAACGACGGGCGATTCGATCTCATCATCGCGGACGAAGCCAACGCATATAAAAATGTCAGCACCGAAAGATGGAAGGCTCTTCAAAAGATACTTCGCCCTGACGTAATGTTGTGGATGATGACCGGAACCCCTGCATCGCAGTCCCCCCTAGATGCGTATGGCTTAGCTAAACTTGTTAACCCTAACGGCGTACCTAGATTCTACACAGCTTGGCGCGACTCTACGATGAACAAAGTAAGCATGTTCAAGTGGGTTCCTAAACTTGACGCTCAAGATAAAATTCATGTTGCACTGCAACCAGCAATACGGTTTACGAAAGCACAGTGCCTAGACCTACCGCCTGTAATTACCGAGAACCGCGACGTACCGCTGACCCCGCAACAGAAAAAATACTACAACCTACTCAAAGAACAGATGCTTGTTCGTGCGGCAGGGGAAACCATTACCGCAGTCAATGCTGCCGCAGAGGTCAACAAGCTACTCCAGATCAGTGCTGGCGCGGCTTACACAGACAACGCAGAAGTTGTAGAATTCGACTGCACGCCAAGACTCTCTGTGCTTATGGAAGCATTAGAGGAGACGGATCGCAAGGTCTTGGTATTTGCCCCGTACCGACACAGCATAGATACCATCGCAACGTATTTGGAGCAAAACCAAATCGACTGCGCCCAGATTCACGGCGATGTATCCCCCAATAAACGAACCAAAATCTTCAAGCAATTCCAAGAAGAAGCAAGCCCCCGCGTGCTTGTAATTCAACCGCAGGCTGCATCGCATGGCGTAACCCTAACGGCGGCTGACACGGTTGTGTTCTGGGGGCCGGTTATGTCAACAGAAACCTACATCCAATGCTGTGCTCGCTCTGACCGTAAAGGGCAAGACAGCGATAAGGTAACGGTCATACATATACAAGGTAGCGATATTGAGAAGAAGATGTTTAAACGCTTAGCTGAACGCGTTGAGGATAACAATATGTTGGTGAAATTGTACGAGGAGGTACTTGACAAAAAGTAAAAGATTGGACAAAATTGTAAAACATAAAAAGGAGCATACAAAGATGGAAAACATACCCCTTGATAAACTTGCAAAGGTTTATCGAAAGATTCGTGACCGCGTCGGAAAGCTAACGCAAGAGTACGAGACGCAAGTCGAGCAACTCAAAGAGCAACAGGCTGAGATAGCGAACGCGATGAAAGACATTCTGATGTCCACTGGGCAAAAGAGTGCTAACACCGACGAAGGAACAATCATTCTGGGTACTAAAACAAGGTACACCACGAACGATTGGGATTCGTTCAAGAAGTTTGTACTTGAGCATGAAGTGCCTGAATTATTTGAGCAACGTATCGCTCAGCGCAACATGACTCAGTGGTTGCAAGAAAACCCGACCTTGATTCCCCCCGGACTAGATCAAGCGACGGAGTATACAGTTACAGTCCGCAAACCAAGTAAGTGAAGGAGAAGTACATGAGTAATGTAGTCGCATTTAACCCATCGCAAGTCCCTGACTTTGCAAAAACAGGCGCTCTGTCAACGCTGGCTAAAACATTGGCTGGTGGGGGTGGACAATCTGGTAAACGTATTAGTATCAAGGGCGGTGTGTTTCGCCTGATCTCTGATGGCAAAGAAGTAGCCGCCATTGAGGATCGCTTCCTTGATGTAGTAGTCGTTGCTGCCGCATCTAAAATTAGCCGTACTTACTACGGCGAAGCCTACAACCCCGATAGCCCTGCACCCCCAGCATGCTGGTCAGCAGACGGAGAAAAGCCCGACGCATCGGCTAAGGAACCCCAACACGTAAACTGTGCTGGTTGCCCTCAGAACATCAAAGGATCTGGTGCTGGTGAGTCTCGTGCTTGCCGGTTCTCTCAGCGTCTAGCTGTGGTGCTGGCTAACGATGTAGAAGGCGATGTGCTTCAGTTAACCCTGCCTGCTACTAGTGTGTTTGGTAAAGAAGAAGGTGAGAATCGTCCGCTTCAGGCATACGCAAAGTGGCTGGCTGCTCAGAGCGTTGGCCCTGACATGGTAGTTACCCGTATGAAGTTTGACACCAAGGCGCAGTCACCCAAGTTGTTCTTCAAGCCGATGCGTTGGCTAACCGACGACGAGCATGAAACCTGTGCTAAAAAGGGGCAGACACCGGAAGCCATCAAGGCAATCACCATGACCGTGTCGCAAACCGACAAGATAGTAGAGAAGCCTATCGCTCTTGAAGGTAAAGCGCCAAAAGCCAAGGCTAAGCCCAAGGCCGAGGAGTCCGAGGAAGAGATTGATGAACCCGAAGTGCGTAAGGAAAAAGAAGCACCTGCACCCAAGGCCAAAAGCAATTTGGCTAACGTGGTTGCAGATTGGGACACAGACGATTAACCTAACGGACGGGGGAAAGCGGAACAAACGGATTCCCGCAACGTTGGGATTCGGTTGTTGTACACACCGCAAGTACCCCCCATGGATACTATGCCCTACTCACAAAAAATAATTGAAACAATTAATGAAGCGCCGAAGGGTCTGGGAACAGAACTTGGGCGTTGGGCTGTGCGCCGAGATGTTTCTATGCAGCGTATTAGCCTGATCGTTGGCGCTAGCCGTCAGACGATTTACAACTGGTTTACCGGTGTGACCGAAGTAGCCCCGTCTTTCAAAGAAAAGGTGGAAAAGGTCATTGCGGTACTTTCTAAAACATCACAAACAGAAGACGCGTGGAGGACTTTATGTACGACTTTCAACCTAAAGCTTTGACAGATCGGGAACTAATTAAGTACGGCATGCTTTGGTTGGATGACGAACCTCTACCCGAAAACTACCAACGTGAGTTGTTATTACGCCTTGAAGAACGGTGTGATGAACTTGAAAAAGCTCTAGAAAAAATAAAGTCCAAATAAAGGGAGCACTCTATGCAACCGTTAGATTTTCTAGCGGCGGTTCTTCCTTCCTCTGGACCGTACTGCGTCGCTGAATTCACGACGCCAAAGAAGGAACATGTATTCGTCGATTCTTTCGAGGAACTTATTACTACTGCTGACTTATTTGCAGTAGCTGGCTCTGAGAAAAAGGATGCGTACTTTGCGTTGGCTAACTTCAAGGAAAAAGGCAACCGCACAGCGGACAACGCCAAGTCCCTGAAGGCACTATTTATCGACATCGATATTGGTGAAGGTAAAGACTATGCAGATCGCGCAACCGCAGTCGCCGCGTATGAGAAGTTTATGGAGAGCACCGAGATGGCAGGGCTGGGTCAGCCGATTGTTGTGTCATCAGGCGGCGGCTTTCATATCTACTGGCCTTTGGATGAGGAAGCCGAAGTTGCTCAGTGGAAACCTGTTGCCGAGAATTTTAAACGCCTGTGCAAGCAGGAAGGTTTCAACATCGACTGGAACTGCACGGCTGATGCGGCTAGGGTTCTGCGCGTACCGGGAACGTACAACTACAAGAAAGGTAAATCACGCGAAGTCAAAGTAATTCAGACGGGTAACATCTTTACTTTGTTCGCGCTTGACACGCACATCAAATCCAAACTTAAAGCACCAACTTACGAGAGCACGCTGGCTAGCCTGCCGGGACAGAAACCAAAAGCCACTTCCACGACTTCTCTGAAACTTCTTGCTGAGAACAATCAAACCTCGTTTAAAGTAATCGCTGATAAAACCAAAGCTGGTACAGGGTGCGGTCAGTTAGCGCACTACATTGAGAACGCGGCTAGCGATGGCATGGAACCGTTGTGGCGTGGGCTGTTGTCGATTGCCCAAAAATGCGAGGACGGTGGCAAGGCTGTGGTTTGGCTGTCTGAGATGCACCCTTACGATCCAGACCGCATGGCGCAGAAGTTACGGGAGATCAAAGGTCCGTATCCCTGCCTGAAGTTCGACTCTGAGAACCCCGGCATCTGCACAAGCTGTCCCCATTTTGGCAAGATAACCAACCCCCTAGCCCTTGGGCGGGAATTGATTACCGAAACACAAGCCAAGGAGATCGAAATCCCGGCTCCACAAGCGGCTGATGAGGGCGAGGATACCCCAACCATTACTGTGCAGCGTCCTCCCGCACCACGGGGCTTCTCGTACGGCAAGAACGGGGCGATTTTTAAGGAAACCAAGACCGAGGATGCCGACGGGAACGAGATCACTAAGCAGTCCATGGTGCTTCCCTTTAGCTTGTTTGTGGTAAATCTGCTCCAACTAGAGGGTATCCATACCGTCCACATGCTAGCCCTGCGCCCTGAAGGCGCAACCGAGGTCATGATGCCCCAGCGTGCGGTGGTATCTAAGGATGACACGGTCAAGCACCTAGCCGAACAGAACATCGTAGCTAGCTACGGGCAGGGTAACGACAAGAACCTATTTGATTACGTGCGGGCTTGCGTTGAAGAAGCATCACTTAGCAAGCGGGCAGTGGTTGTACCTGACCATTACGGCTGGCAAGACGACAACACC